GTTTTTAAATAATTTTCATAATCCTTAGTAAATCCTGGGTATAATTTATCTAAACTATTATCTAAATGATATTTAACTACACCTGTAAGTTTTAAAACTTCAAAATCTCTATCAATTTTATTATCATTTTCTTTAAAACCAAATTGTAAAAGTTTTGATTCTTTATCTATTAATTCTTTTTCTCTTGCAATTTTAAAAAGCTTTGGATTTCGGTCAGAATCTTTTTGTGTAAGAACGCTATTAGATAAAAAACTTTTTCCATATTCGTTTATTTCTGCTTTGTATATATCTTTAAGTTCATTTACTTTTTCAAAATCACCTTGTTCAAGAGCAGAAATTACATCATTTGTGGTTTTTTCTAATAATAATTTTGATATTCTTTGAAGTCTTATAATGCTATTAGTGCTTCCTCCACCCAATCTATTTTGCATACTTAAGCTAGTTATAGATTTTTGTGCTGCAAGCTCTGATCTAGCAGCAGTTACTATTCCACCAGTAGCATTTTCTAACTTATTTCGTTCACCTGAGAATCCAATACCATCTGTGTTTTCGTATAAACTTGATATAGCATTAGCAATTTGTGGGTGTTCTTTTTTTAATTTTTTTATTGCAGGATTAGATTCGCTATAAATTCCTAAAGCTTGATGTGCTGCACTCATTTGATCTGAATTAAATTTACCAGATGTTGTAATATAACTTATAATTTTTTCAAATTGAGCAGCAGCTACTTGTATTTTATTTTGATGAAATTGATTAAGTTGTTCTGCAGCAGGAACAAGTCTTTTATACATTGAATCGTCTTGTAAATTATCAAAATATTTTTTATGTTCTATAGTTTTAGGATCACCTTCTCCAAAACGTTTTACAAAATCAATATACTTTGTTGACGCATTTCTAACAGCTTCTGTTTTGCTAACAGTAATTGCATCTATTTGTCTTGTTACTTTATTAATCTGATATTTCTGTGAATACTCAGCTTGATATTCTGCACCAATGTTTTTAACAATTCCATTATAAAAAGAATCTTCAACAGAGTTTACGTGTTCTTCTATAAACGTAGACATTCTAGTTTTGAATACAGCATTAGGATGTTCTTCTAATAATGAACTGTTGTATATTTCATTAGCTTTTAATTTAAGTTTGTTATCCCACTCTTGTACATAACGCTGATCTATAGCAGATTGAAATGTTTCACGACCAATAGAACCAAGACCTAAATCCATTTCCAATGCAATAGGTTTGCCTTCATCATCTGTTGTAATAATTTTACTTGAATCAAGACCCATAGCAATTTCTTTAGCATTCTTTTTTGCTATCTTTTCTCCTTCTACAAGGGATGTTTTTTGTAAAATACCACCTTGCTGTTCAATCTCATTAGCAAATCTTTTACCAGAAGCAGCATTAAAACGAAATGTATTTATTGGTGAGTTTTTCACACTGACTGTTGATTTTTTAATAAACCTATTAGCAGACATATTACTATCCTATAATTGTATGAAGCCCATACATACCTTGGGCTAAATAACCTGCTGCTTTTAAAGAAGCAGTTCGTCGTTCATTCTTAGCATCAAAAATACCTTGTTGGGCCTGTCCCAGAGCTTGACCTTGACCAATAACAGATCGAACTGTTCCTCTTGCTATATCTGTATAAGCAACATCTCTTTCATTGTCTTGATAAGCTTGTATAGAAGCATCCATATCTCTACCACTAAAAGCAAAGAAAGCTTCTGCGGCAGCTAAATCATTATCTAATTGTTTAGTTCTGTCATTATTAAACTGTGCAATTTCTAACTTATTTTGCTCAACATCTATTAAGGCTTGTTTAGCATTTGTTTCAGCCATTTGAGCACCAATTTTGCCCGACTGTTTTGCACCTTTAATTTGTGCTCCCACTCCTATTATGGTTGCTAAAGCTGGTATTAGTGTTAACCACATTAAAAAGTTACCTCCGCTACTAATCCATTTATCTGTAGAGAAAGAGGAGCTTCTTGACTGATTGTTATTTGAGGATCTTTAGAATAACCAAGCAATCGAAAATCTTTCTTTCCTGTAAATGATTTTCTACCTAAACTAAAATCGTCTGTTGTCTGTCTTAAAATTAAATTACTACCATTAACAGATATAGAACCTGTTGAAAGCATATCAACAATAACTTTATTAACAGATCTTAACTCACCTGTTAATGAACCATTCTCTAACCCCACATCTATTGGATTTGTTTTTAATACAACTGGAAATGTATATCCTATTTCTAATTTAGTATTAATAGGAACGTCCTGTCGTGTTGTTGTATCAATTTTATTAGAGGCTACAGAGAATTGACCTACATAATCAGTATCAGATATAACATCTAACACTGCTCCATTAACCCAATCTGATGATACACCTGTTACTGTTCCAACTGCACTTGTAATGTAGTCACGACTTAAATCTAAATTCTTAGTTGAATCAAACTGCATAAGGTATAACTTCTTAACTCCTGCTCCAGTATCGTACCATGCTGTTACATAAAGAATTGTATCTACAACACACATAGATTGAAAAATTCCATTAGTTGTAAACTCAGTCCACCCTGCTTTTTCTTCAGCAGGATTGGCATTAAATACAGCTATAGTTCCATCAGAGTTAACTACAAACAAATAACTTTCTGGCCTATCTAAAGAACCTTGCAATACAACCATTTGCAGTGGAGTTTTAATTAAATGAGATGATACTGTTGATACACTGACTGATGTATAAGCGTTTACATTATCAGCAAAGATGTATTGAGAAATAGATTTGCCAGATGATTGACAATATAATGTAGCACCACCAAACATATGAGGTCTTACAAAGCTAGACCCATAAGGAGTTTGTCTTTTCACCTGTGCATTTGTAGGAGTAATAGGAGAGTTTTGAAATGCAGGTACAAAAAACTCTGACGTAGATGTGAACACCTGCAAATCACGATTAGAAACAATGTGTCGTATAGTATTAATTTCGCCTATACTTGCGACGAGTTCTATTGAATCATTATCGGCTGCTGTCCCTGTATCAAAATTAAAAAATTCATTAGACTTACTGCCCCATAAAGTATCAGGCTGAGATGGTGTCCCACCGAACCACAATCTATTTTCATGGAATGCTACACAAGAAGGGTAGCCACGAACTAAAGAATAAGACTGTTCACTAAACTCTGTTGTTGGCGCATGGGTTGTTATCTTGGGAGCACCACCACCATCTATACTTGAAGTTGCTGACCCTGCTGCAGCAACAAATCTATATCTATTTTCATCGACAATAGCAGTAACAGTACGAGTACCATTTATATTTGATGCTCCTACTCCTGCTATAGTGGCTGCTTCAGAAACAATAATAGAATCATTTACTTTTAATCCATGAGCTACATGAGTAACTTCTATAGAATTTGTTGACATAAGACTTCTTAAAGCATTTAGATCCAATTGCTGTGCAAGGTTGCCTTGAATAGTTCCTGTTACTGTTGTGGAGTTTGTAAATCCAGTAATAAGTATTTCACTATTATGATACCGTAAAGATGTTCCTACATGGTTAGATGTAAAATAAGCAGCACTTGCTGTGATTATTGCACCTGCCCCACTTGAAACATTCGGGTCAATAGTTAAACCTGCTTCATGAAACCTACTATAAGGTTGATGTATAATAGTACTGTCACCATTAGAAACAAACGTAAATGTCTGCAATTCAAACGATGTTAAGCTAGTACGCACAAGTTTTTTAACAGGAAATGATTGGTGTGTAAGAAACATTACATCGCCAGATTGAGCGTATACCAATTCATGCAAGATAGAATCAGCAAAAGGAACAGCAGCACTATCTGTGTCTGCTGTTATAGTAGATACCAAGCTTACAACATCTGCTGTGCTAATAGAAAACACTCTTATCTTTGCGTTTTCTAAAGACACTATGTATCTTTCATCGTCTGAGAATATAAAAGGAACAAGTCTTGCTTGTTGTTTTCTTGCTAATGATTCGCTTACTACAGCTAACCGTGTAGCGTCTGAACTTTTAGCAGTAAGAAACCCAGTAGTACTTGGCGATGTTTCCGTTACAGTAACTATTGCTCCCGCTGGGTTTGCAACTGTAAAGCTAGCATGAGCATTTATAGTTGTGTAAATATTATCTGCTGTTGTATTGTTATTTGTATTAGGTCTAAACCCTGTAGAGCTAGAAGGATCGCTTGCCCCTGCTGCTTCTGCCGTAAAAACTATATCAACACCTGCTGATGTTGTAAGAGTTATTGTCGCTCCTACAGCTATATTTGCATAGTCACCTACATTTATAGTACAAGCATTTTCATTAATAGTTATATCATAAGTATAGATATGCTTTGTTCCAGAGCGTTTAATAACTCCACCTTCAGCCATAAGAAAAAAGTTCTGCAATCTTTGAGCAGAACTATTATATAATTTACTGTCTGTCCTAGCAATTAAAGAAGGACTGACTTCCCCAAATTGAAAGTTTTGTAAAGGAATTTTAGCCTTTTGCATTAGCTTCTCCTGTTTGTAAGAAACCTAGAAGTAATTAATTTGCGTGATGTTTGTTGCTGAGAATCAATACTTCTTGCTTTAGCCATAAGAGCAGTGGCTTGTTGTTGCATTAATGACGCAAGGTTTGCATCTCTTGCTAATGAAAAAGAAAGAGGAACGGCAAGAGCATACTCAACAGCTAATGAAAAGTAAGAGGGCCAATCAACTTCACTAGCACGATATGTATAATCAGCTACGACACTATCTGTGTCTGCTGTATCTGCATATATCTTACTTCCGTATATTTGATAATCAGTTACATTATCATTTATTGTAACAGCATGAACCATTAATGTTCCTGTAGGTAATTGATAAGCTTTATCATACCGACCAGTTGGTGCATCTGTTAATAAATTTAAAACACTTTGGTTTGTTGCAAATCTCCAACGAGCATTAACTAATGCAGTTTGAGCTACATCTTCATATAAGTTAGATGTGATAAGTGATTCAGTAGTCCCATCCCCAAAAGAAGTTATTGGTTCTGCACCTATAAGAATCAATGCTCGACTTGCAATGTCTACTGGACTATTCGCTTTTGTGCTTGTTACCATTTTTATAAATGGGGGGCTATTAACCCCCCACTCCTTTTAATCGCCATCAGTGTTTGTAACCACAACACCATTGGTAATATCAACAACAGAACCATTATTAGCATTAACATACGCATGGGTAATAACAGGAGTACCCCCAGTTGATGTCACTGTCATAATAAGATCATTTAAGTTAAGCATATTTGCAGCAGCATTAAAATACCCTGCTGTATTAGCATCAGCAATAGTGTCTGCTGAAACATAATACCATAAAGCTTGACCCGAACCACCACCAATTCGGATTAATGAAGAAGCTGTAAAAGCCATGTATGAACCCTCCTATGAGTTATTATCTAAGAGTTCATAGATACCGTTGTCATCAATAACAACAGAACCCATGGACATCATAGATGTTGCAAGGTGTGATACCCTATCAGGAATGTAATTAAGTTCTGTTGAAACATCAGAACTAATTCCAAGACCTACAGCAGACGTGTGATAACAAAGGCTTTTCCCTGCTGCTACAGACGAAGTAGAAAAGATATTGAAACCTAAGAATTGTTTCATTGTCATTCCACCTGCATATGGCAAGTTCTGTTCACCAACAAAATCACTTGAAGCAAATTCAGTAATTCCGAAAAGATCAGCAAAACCTTTTGGGTTCATTGCTATATAACGTCCACCGTCTTCTGGCAGATCAGCAACACCAAATGTTTCAAACACAGCAAGCAAGTCAGCTTTTTCAACAGCCGAACTTGTATCATGTATTTGAGTTGAGTTAGCACCTGCATCCATTGCAGTTACAAGTATATCATCAGTCTTTCGACCTAGAGCAGAAGCAGCAGATTTTGCAACAGCTTGACGTTCATCTATGTTGGTTTTGAGTTCATCTAACTTGTCGATGTATTCAGCAGCATAGTAGTCAGACATTGTAGCTTCTACTGTAGTATGAGCTAGTTCCATTGCGGTAACTAAACCATTACGAGACTTTGTTGAAGCAGATCCAGCACCAATCTTTTGGAAACGAACTACGCTTCCTGCAACATTGCTTACTGTACGAACTGTGTTCCTTAGCTTTGATCCCATTCTTTGGTAAGCCATATGAACTTCAGATTCAAACTGCTTAATAAAGGCTGTGTCAATTGTATTTGCCATGAGCAAATCCCCTTTTATTAAGTTGCGTGGTATCTCTGGTTATCTGATTTTCACCTCAACACGATTGTCCCGAAGGGTCGCTTAGTGCATTACAGGCCTTGATGTGTTATTATAAATACTCTTTTCAAACGAATTGCAACGATTAAATCTAAATAAATCATAACCATAATGATTTTCTATTATCTCTTCAAACTTAAAACCACACCATTGTAGCCATTGAATTGTCTTATCTTGGTCTACTGGAACAAGATTTTCTATTATTTTATAATGTCCTTGGAGCAATTCAATTATACTACACTGCTTTAAAGCCCTAAGAAAAAGCATAAAATTATTATCTATACCTTTTGTTCCTAACATCCAGACAGATGCAGAACCCATTTCATCACTGTATTCCCGTGTGCCACACATGGCTATAGGTTCTTTGCCTAATAGAATAGTATATGTTTCGTTAGGAACTTCT